CCCGTGTTGGAAAATCAACGCTCTGCATTATGTTTATGACATGGATCATGGGCAAGCGCCCGGATGTTGCCAGCGTTATGTCGGGCCACTCGGACAAGTTGACCGACGGAATTTACCGGGAGCTGCTGTCCATTCTGACGGACAGGGAAACCTACCTGTGGGCGGATGTGTTCCCTACGGTGAAGGTGGTGGACAACTCCGCCAAGAATGAGACCATCGACCTGAACCATAAGAAACGGTTCCCAACAATGACCTGCCGCTCCATCTCTGGCACTCTGACGGGCGCTGTTGAGATTGGCTCTGGAGGCGTACTGTATGTTGACGATATTGTTGAGGACTTGGAGGAGAGTCTTAACCCCGTCCGTTTGCAGGCAAAGTACGACGCTTATCTGAATCAGCTAAAAGATCGTAAGAAACTGGGAGCCGTCGAGTTGATGGTCGGAACCCGCTGGGATGTGTTCGATCCGCTTGGCCGGGTGCAGGAGCAGTATGCCGACAATGACAGATACCGTTTCCGGGTGATACCGGCGCTGAACGACGACAACGAGAGCAACTTCAATTACAAATACGGCCTTGGGTTTGACACAGCGTACTATCTGGACATGAAGGACAGCATTGATGATGCCACATGGAACGCAAAGTACATGGGCAGGCCATATATCCGGGAAGGGTTGCTGTTCCCGGAGGACGAGCTGCTGACCTACAACGGTGTGCTGCCTGATGGAGAACCCGGCGTTGTGGCGGTCTGTGATGTGGCGTGGGGCGGCGGGGACAGCCTTGCTATGGTGTTTGCCTACTGCTTTGGAGATGATGTTTACATACATGATGTGATATTCAACCCCGGCAACAAAGAAGTGACCCGCCCGGTTGTGATCGGAAGGGTGATGCAGCACAAGCCCTACAAAATGAGATTTGAGGCAAACGCTGGTGGACACGAATACGCAAATATCGTAGATGACGGGCTGCGGGAAAAAGGATTTCACACAAATATCGTATCACGGAAAGCTCCGCCCGCAACAAAATCCACGCTGGGGAGCGGCAAGACCGCCCGCATCATCCAGTTTGCGCCGGACATCATGAAGTTTCATTTTCTGGATGACAAGCACCGCAACAGGGAGTACCGAGCCTTTATGCGGGAGATGACTACCTTTGTCCAAACGGGCAAAAACCCCCACGATGATGCCTGCGACGCCCTTGCAATGTTAGCCGACGAACTCTACCACGGCACATCGGTGGTCTCCGTATTCCGCAGGCCGTTTTGACATCAGTACAAACGCGCGTACAAGACTGCGAACTTTTCGACCAAAAACACAAGATATTGGGCATATATTTAGATAAGAATACAATATATTGACATTTCCGCAAAAACGTGGTATAATATAAAAAAGAAAACAGGTTACCATTTTCACCTCCTTTTTTTATAGCGGTCGGACGGTCTTGCTCTTTCACGCCGACCGCGCATGCCGACAAGGGTATAGTCCGGTTCGACTCCGGAGGTCGGTACCAGAAAAAGCAGTCTTGTCGCCGCTGCTGATAAAAAAAGAACATGAGGTGACAAATTTTGAGAGTAGATGTATTTTGTCCGGTTTGCGCCGCTGCTGGTATTAAGAGGAAACTGATGGAAGTGGATAGTAAAGCGACCGGAAGCATATACCCCTATTGTAAGGGTTGCAAGAGAAATATTGAGATTAAGTTGATAGGCGAGAAAAGCGCCTAACTGAATATGTAAGTGCCAAGTGCCAGAAAGTTGCGCTTGCAATTTTCCTAAGAGTGCCATGTGCCAGATATGACTCCAGAGATGGGGTTGTGTCTGGCACTTTTTTGTTTGTCTGGAGGGTGGTGAGAGGTTGACGGAATCGGAGAGCATGCTTCTGAAAGTGTTGCCGGATGACGGGCTGCATGGCAGAAGGAAAATTTACACAGATAAGGCGGAGATCACGCCAGAGAATGTGGCGGAGGTCATCAGCAAGGCATATTCCGTCCATCTCGCCAATAAGCGGGAGATACAGTACCTCTATGACTTTTACCGAGGGAAGCAGGACATCCGCTGCCGGACAAAAAGCATTCGCCCGGAGATCAACAACAAGATTATGGTCAATCGGGCTAATGAAATCGTGACCTTCAAAGTGAGCTTCCTGTTGTCCGATCCGTTGCTGTATGTGTCCCGTGGCGGCGATGAAAATGTGTCAGAGCAGATAAATCAGCTCAACGAGCACATGTACGCCGAGGACAAGACAGCAAAGGACAAGGAAGTTGCCGATTGGATGCACATTTGCGGCGTAGGGGTTCGGATGGTGATGCCTGACCAGATCAGGCGGGCGGAAGGCGCGCCCTTCGAGGTACATACTCTTGACCCGCGAGAGGCGTTTGTCATCTACTACAGTGGCCTCGGAAATTATCCACTGGCTGGCGTTTTACGGCGCAGGGACGAGGACGGGAACGAGTTGTTCTGCGTATATACCCCTCGCTGGTATTTTGAACTGCGCGGCGGCGATGTGGTGAAGGTGGAGAACAGGACGGTGCCGTTCGTCCCCATTATCGAGTATGTAAACAACGAGGCCCGGATGGGCGCGTTTGAGGTCGTGCTGCCCCTGCTGAACGCCATCAATACGCTGGAAAGCAACCGCATTGACGATATTGAACAGTTTGTACAGTCCATCATGGTCTTTAAGAACTGCGAGATCAGCGGCGAACAGGCGGAGGAGCTGAAAAAGAACCTTGGCCTGATGATTAAGAGCGACCCGTCCAATCCGGCGGATGTGTTCCGCATTGACGGGGAGCTGTCCCAGACCGGGGCGCAGGCCGTGGTGGATGACATCAACGAGACCATCCTTGAAATCTGCGGTATGCCGAACCGAAACGGCGGCAGCAGCACAAGCGATACCGGAGCTGCTACCATCATGAGGGATGGATGGCAGGCTGCGGAGGCAAGGGCGAAGGACACCGAGCTTTTGTGGAACCGCTCTGAGAGGGAGTTTCTGCGGATTGTGCTTCACATCTGCCGGAACACCAACACATTTAATTTGGAACTAAAAGACATTGGTCTGAAATTCACCAGAAGAAATTACGAGGGCATCCAGAGCAAGGCGCAGGTCTTGGCGGAACTGCTGAACAATTCCAAGGTTCATCCGCAGATCGCCTATCAGGTGAGCGGCATCCTGCCCGACACGGAAGAAGCGTACCGCATGGGGATGCTTTGGTACGATGAACAGCAGCAGAAAGCCGCTAAGATGTCCCAGCAGAACATGCCGAAAGAGATCGGAGAGGAACAACCTGACGGAGAACAGGACGAGCAACAGGAACAAACGGCTTGACCGTTGATACCGTCCAGAGAAGGACGTTAATCTCGCAAACCGGAGAGAACCGGACAAACGCAACGAAGCGGTGCAGAGACGCACCCACAAAAAAACGCAAAGGAGATTTTATATGCCTACCATCAGTACGGAATCCATTGAAGGATTTGCCGAAATGACCGCCGAGCAGAAGGTGGAAGCCCTGCTCAAGCTGGAGGTACCAGAGAAGGTTGATTTATCCGGTTATGTAAAGAAAGACCTCTTTGACCGCACCAGTTCTGAACTGGCGGATGCCAAGAAAACCATCAAGTCCAAGATGACAGAGGACGAAGCTGCCGCCGCCGAGCGTGACGCAAAGTGGGCAGAGATGGAAGCCAAGCTTGCCGCACTCGAACGGGAAAAGCTGGAAAGCACTTACAAGGCCAGCTATCTTGCCATGGGATACGAGGAAAAGCTTGCTCAGGATACCGCCAAAGCCCTTGCTGATGGAGACATGTCCAAGGTCTTTGAAAACCAGAAGAAGGCTGCGGAGGCAGCGGAAAAGCGCATCAAGGATGAGCTGACCCGGAAAGACCCGAGACCCGGCGGCGCTGGTGGTGGAGATGGCAAGACTGAGGACGCTGGTGTGGAGCTGGCTCGCAAGCTGGGCAAGGCCAAAGCGGACGCTCAGAAAGACTCCAACGATATCCTGAAAAATTATCTGTAAAGGAGAGAACGCTTTATGAATTTCAAGAAAACCACTGTTGGCGGTACGGTAGAGATTCTGGCTGCTGACGATTTTATGGCGATTCCTGCCAAGATTGCCGGCACGGATGCAGTCAAGGCTGGTATGCCGATCACCGACGCAGGCGCTGCGGCTCCCGATGGCACGGGCGCTGTCGGTATTCTGCTGTACGATGTTGACCCCAACATGAACCCCAACTGTGCGTTGGTAACTCACGGCTATGTTGACTGGACGAAGTGCATGGCACATTCCGGCGCTACTGCCGACGCCGCTACGATGGCTGGTATCCTGCCTGCTATCGTATTCCGCACCAACATCAAATTGGAAGAAGAGGCCATGCCGCCTGATGGGGATGACACGCCTGCGGAGGATGAGGAGGATGTATGATGTTGGTAAATATTAAAACAATTTACGAAAAAATCAGTGGTGTGAACTAAAGGAGGCTGTGACAGATGGATATTAGAAATTACTTTACCCCGGCGGCTATCGCTGCCAACTGGACGGAGCAGGCCTCCAATCGCATCCCCTATCTTGGCAGGGGTCTTTTCCCCTCCCGTAAAAAGGCCGGTCTTGACCTGTCTTGGCTGAAAGGCAGCCGTGGTATTCCCGTCTCCCTGATGCCCTCCGCATTCGATGCAAAGGCCACCTTCCGTGACCGCATCGGCTTTGAAAAGCTGGAGACCGAGATGCCCTTCTTCCGTGAGGGCTTCAAGATCAAGGAGCGTGACCGTCAGGACTTCCTGCGCATCTCCGAGGCCAATGATCCGTACATGAATATGATTCTCAACAATGTGTTCGATGACGCGGCTGACCTCATCATGGCGGCTGATATTGTCCCCGAGCGGATGATTATGCAGCTGCTGTTCCCCATTGACGGCAACGCCGGTATCGCCATCAAGGCCAACGGCGTGGACTACACCTACAATTACGACGCTGACGGCGCATGGAAAACCAGCAATTACACCGCTCTGACCGGCACCGACCTGTGGACTGCGGCTGACACCGCCGACCCCTTCAAGGCGTTCAAGGCGGCGAAGGATGCCATCAGAAGCAGAACCGGCGCGGAACTGGTGACGGCTATCATGAACACCGCCACCTTCAATATGCTGGCTTCTACCAACGCCGTAAAGAACCGCTACCTGACCACTTCCGGCTTCTCCCTGTCCTACCTGACCGATCAGGAGGTCAAGGCCGTTGTGTCCGGCACCGCAGGTCTGAATATTGCCATCTATGATAAGCAGTACCGCGACGAGGACAAGGTGGCGCATCCCTTCGTGCCTGACGGCTATGTGTGCCTTATCCCCGCCGGCAATCTCGGCTCCACTTGGTACGGCACCACTCCCGAGGAAGCCGACCTGATGGGCGCTGACAGCAACGCACAGGTGAGCATTGTCAACACCGGCGTGGCTATCACCCGCATCATTGAAGAGCATCCCGTGAATGTCAACATCTTCGCCTCCGAAATCGTTCTGCCCAGCTTTGAGCGCATGGACGAGGTTGCGGTGCTGAAGGTCATCGCCTGATAGGAAAACGCAATGCCCCGTGGTGGAACGCTCTGCCACGGGGCGGCGAGAAAGGATGTCGCAAATGATTTCATATACGACAGCAGGCGGCTTTGCCATTTATGACATCCGTGGTCTTTCGACGGACACAAAGCCGCTGGATGTTCCGAACGGGAGCAGCTTTTACGAGATGGACACCAAAAAGGTGTATATGTTTGACGCGGAAAATGTCGTCTGGCTGGAACAGTAAGGGAGGGGTTATATGGATGTAATTTCTCTGGCACTGTCAAAGGATTATACCGAAGCCTCCCTCACCGGCGCAGGCGCATTGAAGGGCGACAAAGGCGACCCCGGCCCGCAAGGCCCCACCGGCCCGCAGGGATTGCAGGGAGAGCAAGGCCCTGTTGGTCCCGCTGGCCCGCAGGGAGAGAAGGGCGACACGGGCGCACCGGGGGCGCAGGGATTGCAGGGTATGCCCGGCGAAAAAGGCGATACTGGCGATCGCGGCCCTGCCGGGATAAGCCCTACTTTGACGGTCAACGCCGACAACACGGAAGATGTATACAAACTGGACATCACCGACATTAACGGCACTTTCACTACGCCTAACCTCGTTGGTCGGCAAGGGCCGCAAGGCTTGCAAGGCGAGCGTGGAGAAGCAGGGCCGGAAGGCCCGCAAGGTCTGCAAGGGGTGCAGGGAGTGCAGGGGGAAAAAGGCAACGACGGCTATCCCTTCCTGATTTACAAAGAGTATACCGACATCTCCGAGTTTAACGCAGACGATTTCCCCGAAATTGGCTTGATGTTTATGATTAACGACGGCGTTGTCGGCTCTGACAAACCCGTCTATCGCTACACAGGAGAAACAGATACACCCTATTCCCATGTAACCGATATGGCGACTTCCGAGGGATTGAAAGGCGAAACGGGGCCGCAAGGGCCGCAAGGTGAGCAGGGAGTTCCTGGCGTTGCGGGCGTTGACGGTGCTGACGGCATTACCTTTACGCCTGAAATTGGTCTTGTGCAGACGGTGGAGGCCGTTCAGGACGCAGATGTTCAGGTGGAGGTAGACCCGGACAATCACCGAGCCGTATACAATTTCTGGCTACCTCGCGGGCCTGTCGGTCAGCAGGGACTTCAAGGCTTGACCGGCTTGCAGGGCGACCCCGGCGAACCCGGCAC